CCATACCGGACTCCGCGAACCGCCCGCCACTTATCCAGCCAATCCGTGTAATGGGCCGGCCCCTCGCCCGAGTTTTCGTAGAAGCCGACAAACCTGTGACGGCCAGCAATCTGCTGATGCAACCAGATCGATGTCGCGTCGTTGAGGCCCCAATCCCAGAACGTGTTGACCGGAATATTCGGATCGAACGGAAAATCCCCGATACGCTTCAACTGACGAAGATTGCGGATTTCCTTGGCGAGATAGGCGCCATCCTTGGCAGCCTTGAAAGCTTCCTCCGGCGTGGAAGGGAATTCCTTCCACATATCATCGCCCTGCTCGCGTTTCTTGGCCGCGTACCACCATTTCTGCTGATCGGTGAGCGTGATGCCGTGCCCGCCCTTAAGCTCGGCAAAATACTCCCTGTCCTCGTTCGAAAGATGCTCCGGCTCATCGACGGCGTAGGCCGCGTCCTTGAACCACGGGAAGAAATGGAACTTGTACTCAAGTTGCCGCGGCTCCCGGCCGCTGTCAGCAATCGCAATTGATGCCTGTGTCTTGTCGTAGAAATCACCGCCCCTGCCCTCGGCAGTGGATTCGATGAAGACCAACTGACCCGGCGCAATCGTGTTCAGGGCGCCGGCCTTTATCTCCTTCGCCTTCTCCGGGTATTTAGCGCAGATTTTCCCGTATTCGGATATGTGGACAAGATTGAAGGTACCGGAGCGCAGTGAAACGCCAGTGGTGACGAAAGAACCGTTCGCAAACTCGATTTCAAAGGCATTGGACGATTTGAGTGATACAGCCTTTCTGATCTCATCGGGGAGACGGTCGTAGGCAAACTTGATCCTTTTCAGCAAAGCCTTGGCATTGTCGAGCGTGTCAGCAACCAGACCAGCCGCAAAATGGCTGTTGAACAAACAGCAGTCCAAAGCCAACAGCAGGATAAAGGTCGAAAAGCCTAGCTGCCTGGCTTTGAGAACGATGTTGAGGAAGTGCAGCCCATCCAGCAATTCCTCCTGAGCGGGATTGAGCGTGAACGGAACAACCTTCCCGTATTTGTCCTCGATCCAGTAAAGATTGTTGAGCCGCCATTTGCGATCTGACCAGAGTTCGACCAGGTCCTCACTTACTGCGGGTTCGCCCATCGATAGCCTGCATGAGGGCTGTTACTCCATCGGCCACATCATGTTTGACCTCGGCCTTTTCAACGAACATGCCAAGGTGCTTGGCGATGCTATCGAGCGCAGATTTCTTGTCGTGCATCTTGATCTTGATGCCTGTTTGCGTCAGCGACACCTCTGAAACAGCCGCTGCGATATCGTCATCAATGGTTTCGCTCGGAACCAATTCGACCGGATAGATACCTAGCCCGTTCTTGTCGGCATTCTCACTTGTGGCGTCTATCGGTGACTTGCCCCATCTCACGGCTTGACGAATGTCCGCGAAGGCGATCTTGCCCAGCTCGGCTAAGACGCGATCCTGCGTGATTTCCGTGCGTTCAGAGCGCCGTTTCTGTGCTTCAGCTATCGCCTCTGCCACGTCAGGTTTTGACAAGTTTTCCGATGCGACCTGCCGAGCGGTCTTTTCGCTGTAGCCTGCACGGATAGCCGCCTGCGTGGCATTGAGGTCAATCAGATATTCGTCAACGAAACGCTGTTGTTTAGCAGTGAGCGCCATGGGCCACCGCCTTGATGTTGGCTAGGGATAACCGCGAGACACCGCATTGCTCGCAGTTGGATTCGTTCAGTTTCGTCAGAAGGTAACGAGCAACGTATTGGCGGACCCCGACCCTCTCGATTTCCTTCTGTTGGGCGATGAACCAACGAGGCAGTCTTTTGACTGGCTTGCGCACGAACCCGCCTGACCCGCCACTGTTTCTGTTCTCTGTGGGATGCAACCGGGCAATCCAATATTTCTCACGCTCAAAAGCCTTGCGGTCGCTCTTGCACCATTCCAGCACTTTGCCGTCATAGCCAAAACGACGGGCCTGGACTTTAAGACGCTGCGATGTCCCCTTACCCACATACTCGACAATGCCGTCCCGCTCAAAAACATAGACGCAGTGCCGCGTTTCATCGTCGTGGCGAATTTTTCTTGTTCTTGCTGCCATCAGTTTATGCGCTCTATCTCATGGCGGGGAGTGGGTTGTCCGATCATCGCGTTACAAACCCTATTGGCTGTCTGGAATAGAAAACCCGCCACTTCGATTGGAAGCGACGGGCTTATCTGAAACAGGGGCAACCCGCGCCCAAGCGCAAATCGCCAATCTATATTTGTGCAGTGTACTCTGTTCGTTCTGTTTGTCAAGCGGTACTATCCAGTTTCAACAGTCGCCCTATTGCATTCGCTGCCAGCCGCAATTCACCAAGCAATCGGTACGCTTCCTTGTCCTCCATAACCCATGCCTGGATGGCCATATCCGCGAACGGTGTGGCGTCCAAAGCCCAGCGCCTCAGTTCGTTAAAGCGGCTGCGTTGCCTGTTGCACCACTCCACGTAATCAGGGTCATCACCTTCAATCGCATCGTACCCACCTGCCCCGCTAAAATCACTGGCTGATCGTTGACGCTTGATATCGAGCGCTCTGCGGTATTGCTCATTGGCAATGCGATATTGATCCAATGCATCAAACTGGCCTTGGGAAATGTCCCCGTTGTTCAGGGCACGACCAATGGCGCTGCCCGTTTCCTGCTTGCGGGCTTGCTGGCGGGGAACGCCATATAACCGCATACGTGCTTCTACAGCAGCGCTATCGGGCCTCTCTGTGTGCTTGAGGCGTCCGCTGGGGTATCGCTGCCCCTGTGTTCGTTTTCTGCCGCCGCGCTTGCCCATGGTTTCCTCGTTAGGACAGAACAGTGGCTTGCTTTTCGGTGGGGGTGATCATGGTCAAAACCCCCGTGGCGGCACGAACAGGCATAAAAGCCGGTCGTCATGCTCATCAAAGCGCCACACCGGAGCAATGCAGACATGATACTCACCGTCCGGTGATGGCCGAATGCGGGAATCCCCGTATCGGACTTTCCACATCTGCGGCTCTCGAACCATGTCGTGCTGGTCAGGCGTTACGCGAATGGTGATGAAGCTTGGCCCCTCATGGACTGCAGAACGGGGAAGCTCATTGCAGTCAGTCGTGCTGCAACATTCGCCCGGATAGCTCCATCCCGAAGGCGCCTGATGTGCATGGGCATCGCTTGCCACGAAAAACACCACCGCAACACAGGCCAGCGCAGCCAGAACGATGGCGATATAAACCAGTCCAAGCGTTAGAAGGTGGATTGCCTCGTCAGCGTAGTTTCTGCTCATTTCTCGGCCCTCCTCAGCCGGCTGAAGGTGCCTTCCATCTCCGCGTCCTGGGCGCACCAATGGTTCCACACATCGGCTTCATCCACGTTCAACCGATGGGCCGTTTCGAGCGTCGTCAGGCCATAAGCCCGCATGGATTCGATCTGGCTTTTTTGCGCGGGCAAAAGCAGCTTGCGTTTATGCGACATTGCTCAATCCCTCCTCGACAGGGATTCCATTGCTGGGAAAGACCACGACGCCGCACCGCGCCTTGCCAGCCGTCTTGCACCGGGCGATTTCCATGGAGACGCAAAGGCTGTCGTCCTCGATTAGCCCCGCTTCCACCAAGGCGTCGGAAATGCACTTTTCCATGTTGCCGGGGTCGCGGCGGCGATTGTCCGCCTCGTAGAGCGTGATGCGCAGCGTGTACGAGCCCTTGATTGGCTGCTGGCGCTGGGCCTTGATTTCCCAGCCCACGGCATTGAGCCAGGTGCGGTAGCGCTCAGACTTCGCCCTGCCCTTGAGCCGGTTCCTGTACATGGCGTTGACGGAAATCGGGTATGGAAGGGTGAGGACAATCATTGGCCCTGCCCCATCGTCTTGAGCGTTGCCTGACGGGCGGAGTCGTCAAAGCGGGCATGGGTGCGGGCAAAGATTTCCTCACGGAGCTTTTTCTTCTCCGCAGAAATTTCCCCTGCCGATTTCCGAGGCGCTCGATGTGAAAAACGAGCGTTGCAACGTGTACCGTTTCCAAAGCCTTTTTCGGAACGAACGCGCTGCACGAAGGCCGCTTTGGTTTCGTCGTGATACCGCATCACATCCCCCGCATTCGTTGTCGTTTTCGGAATTGAACAATGTGCGATGGAAGGTGGTCATGCTCGCCATCGCCAGTGCCACAATCTCCCTTTGTTAGGGAGGCACCGCCGTTGTTATTTTTATTCTGGTTTATGGAAGAGCTAGGATTTAGTTTGCTGCTTTCGTTGATTTCATTGCGGAAATCTCGATTTTCGGCTTTCTTTCGACCCCCGGTTCGACCCGCGAGTCGGGCCTTTTCTGACCGTTCGTACTTGCGTGCAATTTCCTTTTCGAAACGCCGATTGGAAAGCATTCCTGGGGCCGCGTAATAGAGTTTGCCCGCGCGGATTAGCTGATCTCGGAGCGTGCGATATTTCCGCATCGACACGCCCAACTCAGCTGCCAGTCGCCGTTCGTCTTCCTCAAGATATTCCTGGTACGAGTACATCAAATCGAGCAGTGTCGTGTACGCGCCTCGCTGCTCCAAGGAGAGCTTTGCGTAGCCGCGCAACGCATCATCATGGAAACGGAAATGGTATGGTGATCTGCTCATTGTTCCGCGTGTCCCATGTCAAGAACCATCGAGTAATCAACCAGCCGATCACCCGGCTTTTCCTGCTTTTCCAAACCGGCCTTGATGCGCATCAAGCGCTCGTAGCGCCGCGCACCGTGCAGGACCGTGGTGTGGTCCTTGTCGCCTGTGTATTTGCCTATGGCGGGCAGGGAAAAATGCGTTAATTTGCGCGCCAGATAGAAAAATTCTTGCCGGCACAAAGCCAGATTTTTACCGCGGCGATCCGACCTGATGTCGGCAATCGTGAACCCGTACCGGGTCGCGCAATTACGCATCAGATGGCCCAACGTAACGCGCTGCTTCGCGCTGTATTCAGCCTTCGCGATCTCGTCAGCTTCGCGCTTCGCAACGATCAGCTTGCACATGTTCAGCCAGCTCATTTGCCAATCTTTGCGTTTTTGCTGATCGCGCCACTTTTGCCAGGCACGTCGCGCGTTCTGTTTCATTTCAGAGCGCAACTGTTCGTCGTCGTTGTTGCCCCATGGGTCCGCGTAAAATTTTGTTTTCAAATTTCGGGCGCGCTGGCGGGTCAAATCGATGGCCGACATGCCGGTTGCCGTCATCTGTTCAATGAAATCGTCGTGCTCGAACAGGCTCATGCGGCGGTTCCTCCCGCCTGCTTGCGGCGATCG